TACAGCAGAATTATCGTTTTGTAAAGGGGTTGGCTTGAAATTTTTTGCAGACTCTAATTTCATCTTAGCGTCTGTTAGATTTTCTTGTGCCTCAAGCATAGCGTCAGAGTCGTAAGATTCTTGTGCTTCTTTGTACTTACGGCGTGCCATCTCCATTTCCGCTTCAGCCTTAGCCTGTAAGGTTTCTGCGTAGGTAACTTCACCATTTTTTACATACTCTTTGAGCTTGCGGTTCTCTTCCAAAATAGAACGAGCTAAGTTCTCAAGCTCATCTTTTTCACGCGTAATTGCTTCTTTAGCGCGTCTTTCATCGTGCCTTGCATGAGTTAATTGTTTGATCCGATTTTGAGCACCTTGGGTGTAATTCTCAATTTCTTCATCCGTAGGGTCTTCAACTTCTCTATCAAGAGGTCTAGCTTTACGGTCATTTTCAGGTGTGTCGTCTTCAATTTGAATATCAACGTCACCTTCAGCGTCAATATCTATATCAAAGTCAGCTTCGGGTTTACCCTGATTTTCTTCTTCTTCAACTTCATGCGGGAATTTGTAGTCGTTATCTGCCATTTGTATCTCCTTTAGACGCGAGTAATGCCGCGTGGGTCTTCAACAGTTGCTTCAACCTGATCATCATTAATCAAGCGAAACTCTTTTCCATGAATCTTGAGGCGGGTGCCAGTATATGGACGGGTAATAACGAAGTCGCCTTCTTTACACCACGGACCTTCTGGGAACTTTTCCGCATCATAGGCGCTGGGCCCCAGCTTAATAACAAACAGCACTGGTGAGGTCAACTCCTCAATTTCTTTGGTTTTATCTGCTTTAACAAGCCCACTTTCGTACGTATCATCAGGATCAATCAATGCGCATAACAGTCGCCAGCCTTTTGGGTCTGGTATTGCTTTTGCTTTGTTTTCTGGTGCTGTTTCATCGTACTCTTTATCCACTTGTGGGCTTTTAACGCCCGGCGGCAGGATCAATTCTGTTTCCGGTAATGCGATGGTTTCACTCATCGTTGGCTTTCTCTATATTCTCAGCGAGGTCAATTAAATGGCGCTCTGCATAGGCTAGACCTCGAATCACCCCGCAAAGCTCTTTGTACTGCTCAAAGCTAGAGCACTGACCATTTGCCAAATCGTCAGTGTAGTTGTTCATATCTGCGCGTAACTTATCGCGTAATACTTGTAGTACATTCATCGTTATTACATCCATTTACTACTCCTTTGTTTTTTTGTTGCTATTGATTTGGTGCTTTGTTTTGGCAATATCTACGCCAATTCTGGTACCTTCAAGCTGTTCTCTGGACTGCATCTCGCGTGCTTTTTGTTCGCTATTCTGCGTTATTTTGACCATTTCTAATTCAGCTTTGGCCTCCATATCTTGTTTCTTAAGGTTAAGTTCATCAGCTTTAGCCGCCCCATCTACTTGAATCTTAAGTTTTTTGATTTCCAACTCTTGCGCTTTAAGTTGAAGTTCTTGCATTTGCATTTGCAGTATTGGGTCTTGAGCGTTTTGTTGAGCTTGTTGCTGCGCAGCCATAGCTTTGGATTCTGCAAGCACTTGCGGTGCTGCTTCTGCCATAAGGCGGCTAATCTCTTTTTCCAACTCTGGTGGCAATTCGTCTTCTGGATTCGGTAGTGCTACGCCTAATGCCAGCTCGATCTTGTTTCTGTATGCATAACCAACGTGCTCAGCAATGTGCGCTTGCATAGAACCCATAATTGCTTGAGCCTGTGGGTTTTGCCCAATAAGCTGCTGAACGATCGGATCTTGCATAGCCATCTGATGAACCTTGATGTGTGACTCGTGGTCTTGGAACGGAAACGCCTTGAGCGGTTTGCCTTTCAGTGCATTCTGGTTCTCTGTTACTGGATCTTTTGGCTTCTCATCATCTTCTAACGGCACAATCTTGCTAGCATGTTTAATACCCAACACATCTAACATCTGGCGGTGCAAAAATGGCAAATCATAAATCTGCGGTGCCATCTGTGCCAATTGAATAACTGCTTGGTATTGCACTACCCTTTGGCTAAGGGTGGCAGCATTTGGATCTGATACAGGAATAACTTCAACAATGCTGTAGTCATCACGTTTAGCGCTAGCACGACCATCTTCTGGCTCATAGGTGTAATCAGGATCTGTGTAGTCACGAATTAAACCAGCAATCAGCTGCAGTTCTTGCTTTAGGGCGTAATGAACACGGGCTTGTACTGCCGACATTACTTTGAGGCTTCTTTCCAAGATTGCCAGCGTTGTTCCTACTGGTGCTTGATTAGACATGTCGCTAATCTTCATATCAGATGTTGCGGCAAAACGACGCGCTTCATCAATAATCTTATCCATCAAGCCAGACAGAACTATTGAAGGCTCTTTGTATGGAAGCGGAAGGATGTTATCGCGGATTGAACCACTACCTACATCTACGTCACGGAACTCGCCCGGCGCAATCGGAGTGTCATCGCCTTTTATTCGCAGGCCACGGGCCTTAAGGCCACCCGGCAAGTTTGAGAGGGTTCCGGCGTCCACGAGCTGACGCATGATGCTAGTAGCAGACTTAGCATAACCACCAATAAGATGGAACAAACCAAAACCGTACGAGCCATAGCCCGGAATGTATTGGTAATGTACGAAATGGTGTCTTTTAAGTTTAAGTTCATCGTCTTCTTTCCAGTTGCGACGAATAGCTAGAACCTCATTAGTACCCCGGAGCATTGTTACTACATAAGGTAATGCAATCCCAGTAGGCTCGCCGTCTTCGTCTTTATCTTCAAAACCTTCAATATCTAAATCAACGTGCGACTCGTACATCTCAAAGCGGTCGTCGTTAGTAGCAGAAAAACCTGTCTCTTTGTCTTTGCTTTCTTGAATGTCGCTAGTAAACTTATCTGGCTCACCTAGTTCAACGTCACGATAAAAGCCAGCGTTCATTAGTTTGAGTAATTCGTTCTTGGTCTTGCGCATGCGGTGTGTAATGCGATGGCAAGTATTAATTTCGGAAATTCCGTATGGCAGAACAATGTCTTCAGCAGGAATAAATACAGATACTGGACGTCCTAAGCTTGGATCGTAATAAATTTTCTTAAACGCAGAACCGGCTGATGGTAGATTCCAAAGCATCTTTTCGTGCTCAGGTCTGTACTCAGGCATCTTCTCTGTAAGCTGGTAGTTCATGTCATCTTCAACACGAGTCGCCGCTTCTTTTTTCTCTGGCGTGTCTCTACCAATAATCTGTGTTCTTACAGGGCCTTTTGCTGGAAACGTTTCCATGATGGTATCGCTTTGAAAACGAACCACTGCTTCTGTAATCATCGGATGGAATACACCACAGGCGCCATCCCAAGGCTCGGTTCTTTCTTCAAACTTCAAACCTAACAGCGTAATGCCGTCTTTGTACATTTTTTCCCAATCAGAGCGGGAACCAATGTCGTTATCAATATCTTCAGAAAGATCGGCAGCTATGCTTTGCAAAAGGCCATCATCTAAAACATCAGCTAAGTTCTCGTCAAAGTCTTCGTCTTCGCCGTCTTTCTCCATTGACATGATTTCTTCACCATCAACGCTAACACTTAACGCCTCTGGATCTTCGATCTCAATTTCAATATCTGGCTCTTGGTTTTCTAACTCTGCTAAACCCTGTGGGGCTGCATATAAACTTTTCTCAATGCTCATTTTAGTTCCTAGTAATAAGCCGCACGTCTGCGGTATTTGTAAGTTAAGTCTTCTTGTTCATCAGTTTCAAGGCTGATAAAGCCCCCCTGCCTGTAACGCAGCAATGCTTGAGTAGTAGTATCCACGAAGTCATCGTGTTCGCCAACTGGAAACGATGCAATCTCTTCAATTACTTCTCTTGCCCAGCGTGTATCCGGTGCCCATACTTTACCACTTGTAAACAAATCAGCCACAGCGTTTAAGCGCACCATTTTGTCGTTGCCTCGGCTTGGGCTAAATTCTTGTACAGGTATCCCAATAAGTCTTAATTCTTGAATTAACGGAGCGCCTGATGCTTTTTTTTCAATAATGAACGCATCTGGTTTCCACTCTTTGTAGTGCTTGAGCGCTATGCTTTTTAACTCTGGGAACGTCATGCGGTCTTTGAAAGCGTCAAGAAGTATCACGTTAGGGCTGCGTTTGTCCTCGTTATCGTAAAAAACACCCCATGTTGTGCAAGCAGAATAGTCTGATGTGGTTTTGGTCTCAAACGCCGTATCCCAAGACTGAATCACATACTCACACTTGGGTGGGTCGTCCGCTTCCCATATTTTCCAGTCTTTTCTTGACACGAGTGCGCTCATGTCACTAGTGGGGTTCTGCATGTACTGGGCGTTCCAGTACCGTGGGTCTATAGACTGCTGGGTATTTTTTAACGCTTCTAGGCTCCACTGCTCAGGCCAGAGGCTTTTTTCCTTATCCGTACCCGCATTTATAATGGCAGGCAGTTCTACGATTTCCCAAGGTATGGTCTCTGGGTTTTTTATCTGGTAATCAATCAAACGCCCTGTCAAATCCAATAACGACCACCTAGTCATAATTACAATGATCGCACCCCCCGGCATTAAACGTTGCAGCGGACCTGTTTGAAACCAAGACCACGCATTATCAAACGCTAGGCGGCTGTTAGCTTTCATATCTTGTTCGGAATGTGGATCATCGATAACAAATAAGTCAGCACCCCGCCCGGCAAGTGCGCCTCCAACACCAGCAGCATAATACTGCCCACCAGCACCTGTACTCCATTTTCCCGCAGCTTTCTGATCATCTGCAACCACAGTGTCTGGAAAAATTTCACGGTACTCCTCACTATCAATTAAGTTTCGCACCCTTCGACCAAAGTCTTCGGAAAGAGACGCTGTATGGGTGCCCATGATAATCTTCTTGTGCGGGAAGTTACCTAAAAAATACGCTGGAAACAAGTAGGATGAAAACTCAGACTTACCCATACGTGGGGCTATATTGATAATCACGCGCTTTTTCTTGCCATCAACCACGTCTTGGAAGATTTTAGCCAACCGTTTGTGGTGTGGGCCTACTTTAAACCCCGGATAGATGCGTTTTGCAAACTCTATTGGGTTAGTTTTGGCTGTAAGTAGTCCATGTCTGTGTTCTTTTTTTTCTAAATCCGCTAAAAACAACTGTTTTTCAGCCTTAGTCATGTCCTTTAGCGCTTTTTGGGCGGCTATGGCTTCATCTGGGGTAAAAAAGTCGAGGTTCATGTGTACGTTTTTGGGGTTTTTTTATACATATTATTCTGACGTGTCGATTTTTTCGTCTTTTGTATGCACTTCTTCTACATCCACCACGTCTACCACGCCCATGTACTTGCCCAGCTTCTCTTTAATGCGGGCATCAAGCTCTTCATCCGTTACATCCTCGCTTTTTACTTGGATTCTGTCGGTAAACAGGGCGACTTCTGTAACTTTACCCAACATTTCAAGGGCTTTTAAACGTATACGAGCGTCGGGGTGGTCAGTTTCTTTTACTATCTTCGACACGCTCATGCTTCGAAGTTCTTCTGCCTGCTCAACAAAGCGCCATTGATAAGCCGTTACCATTCCTATGGCTGCCTTTATCTCTTCTGGCAAGTCTAACTGCATCAATCTTTCTTTTGCCCGGGGGTCGGCTTTTACCAAAGCGTTAAAGGCGTCGGTTGTTTTTTGTTCTTGTGCTTCTGTGAGTGTGGCGTCGTCTTCTTCGCTAAAGGCTTCTAACCATTTACTGGTTTTGTGCTGTGCGTTCAGTGTTTGCGCTGGGGTGAGGTTTTCTAGGGGGTCGAAAGGGGTTTGATCTTGTAAAAGATCGGGTGTGTAGTCTGCTGCGGATGCTGAAACTAAGTGTTCTAAAAACATCTGGTGTCTTAAATTCCTCTGGTTGCGTGGGAAACACGAAATTACTACTGGACACGAATGGGGTTGATTGTATATTGTTTTTTGGTTTTTGTGTAGGGGTTTTATTTAACTTTACAATCCCGGCTCAAAACTTTACAATAACTACACCTTGGCTTTTCCTCCTTCGTTTGGGCCTTGGTTGATGATTAGTACATCCTCGTTGAAACCCCCACCTAAGACGTGGGGGTTTTTTTTATTACTTGGTTTTTGGCATTTTGAACGTGTCGGCGATTACGCCAAACCAAAACTCATACATCTGTTTTGTGCGATCTGCTAATTGTTCAAATTGCTTAATTGCGTCTTTCTGCTGTTTTTCAAATTCTGTATACATGGTTTTTCCTTTAAGGGGGGTTATTGATTTGTGTAGTATACGCTACATTATGTTGCACTGCAACATTTCCCGATTGGGGTTATTTGTAAAGTTTTGGCGATTTATTGTAAAGAATTGCGCGTTCGGGAAAGTTTTTGATATGTACATTTTTTGGAGTTTTTTATACATGTGGGTATCAATATGTATACGCAATCAATACTTATAGGTTGGAATTTGCTGTCTAAAATTTGACATGAGTGCATGAATTTTTAATAAAAAAATGTTGTAAGGCGTTGATTTAATTCAGGTTATACAAGATTTGACAAAAAACTACAGAATGGCTGAGGAACAGTGATCTACTGGCTAGGCACGCTTGACCCCTTAACGGGTTGGTGGGTATCGGGTGGGGTGATGAAAGCCTGAAAAACCGCACGGAATGTTACATTTAATCATCGAGAAAGGTTCTCGGTTGCACATCATTGTGTATCTACTTAATGGGAACATATGTTCCCTTTTTTTATTGGAGTTAATTATGTTATTAGTCACATTGTTTAAGTCGCACATTCGTTCAGGTCTTGACTACCAAGCTGAGTTAGCTAAGGTGTTGGGTAAGAAGAAGTTCCTGCCAGCCGAGACAGTCGAGGCTTTAGCCGAGGGTATGGCAGAGGCTTACGGCGAGAAGTATGGGGAGACAATCTTCTTCCAGCAGTCGAGCTCAAACGCTTGGGTGTTCTACACAGACGAGGCTTGCACAAGGGAGTTTAGGCATGACACCTGCACTCGTCAATGGCAACGCAAGGTGGAGAAGTATCACAGTATCACCAAGCGGAAGGGAACAGTATCCAAGCAGGTGGACGAGGTAGCCAAGGAGATTGAGCGGTTGCGTGCTAAGTATTCATCAGCACAACGCAAGCGTATCGCTAACAGCATCATTGGCTAATTGGGAACATTTGTTCCCTCACTTGACAGAACTCGTGGGGTTAGCCGAGGCAACGAGGCTTCTCTGCGGTTCTGTTTAGTGTCTAACTTAAGGAGCAAGCATGAAAGTTAAAGTAAACCCACGCTGGGATAGGTTCTTTGCAAGACAACGCAAAGGCTTGAAGTTCAACGCAGTAATGGTAATGAAACTAAGGAGATAAACCATGTTATCTAATCAACAATGCGTACTACTGAAAAGGGTACAAACCAAGACTCCACAACCTATCGTGGAGAAACCAAAGGCAGTAGAGGTAGAAGTATCCATGCAGTCAGCGTTCAATCAGTTCAGTCTTACCATCTACAAACAACATAAGGAGTAACACCATGAAAATCAAGAACAACCCAACAGGGTATGTCGTAGTCTACAAAGAAGATGGGCTTATCCATTCATTCCAACGAGATAAGAACGGCAGTATGAAAGTCCACGACCACGAAACAACGGCACAGAAAGCACGCAAGAAGCTCGGTGCATTTACGGCAGGGGACTACTATGCCAATGGCTGGATGGTGACAACAACAGTCGCTTTAGCCCGTTGCAAATGGGCAGATTGAGGGGTGGGAACATATGTTCTCCACAACGAGTAGCACAACGCTACTTAAACCCCTTTTCTGCCAATAGTCTACCATTTGAGCACAGGTGGACACATAGTAGACGCCCGCAAAGGCAGTTACAATATAGCGATGTCCACTTGGCAACCTATATATATATATATAAAAGAGATAGAGATACATAATAATAAGAGAGAAAAAAGTGGACAAAGGTTTGTTGTTGAGAAACTTAGTTAGTTTAATAAAACTCTGTGGCTCGTATATACTTTGGTCACTACCCCTCTCAACCCTTATCTTGTATACTTCTCATGGCGTCTAGTATAGTGTCCACCTACAATGATTTGCTAGACTATTGTCAGATTTTTAGGAAGAACCCCATGCAACCTAGCAACAAACGACCCAACACCGAGGGAACATTTGTTCCCAACCCCACACAACCCAACAACAAACAAGAACTACGGTCA